AGAGCAATCGGCGCATTAAGAATATCCGAACGGAAGAATTTCAATTTAATTAACATTGTGCAATATGTCGAAGCTGTTGTCAAAGATCATTGAATTGAGCCAAGAGCTGAGTCAAGGTGCTGCTGGGAATAAGAATGAATTCCAATCATATGAGAACCCCATTGTGAACAAAAATGGGAAACAGACCCTACTTCTTGGAAATTACAAGGAAAAAGAAACCGATGAGCTAGTTAAACAAAGTTTAGACCTAACTAAAGGTGGATTCGTGAGGAATTCAGCTGGAACTTCTGAGTTAGGTGTATATGAGTCCGGATTAAGCCTCTCTTCTGATGTTGATTTGGATATCGCTGCAAAAATGATTGTTGATAAGAGCACCCATATCAGCAATTGGAAGAGTGATGTCCTAGTCGGCAATGGAAACAATCTGATAAAAAAGAAGCTTAGTCTCAAACCTAACTGGGACAGTTTGAAGCAATTCATGATGTTGTCAAGGGTTATCGTGTGGATATGCCCTGTTTCTCCTGATACATCAGGCTACATCAAGATAGGTCTTAAAGATCAATGTTCTGAAGATAAGGAAGCATTTGTTGCTAAAGGTGAAGGAAAGATCAACACACCTATATGTTTTTATTTCAACTTAAACTGGTCATACCCCAAAGAAAAGAACACTCTTGAGTTCTGCCCAATTATAATTATGGAATCGGATCAAAAGTACAAGAAAGGAGCTCCTCTTGCTTCTGTGATGTATTCTTGGTGCAAAGAATTCTGTAGCTCTCCTAGATACTATGAGAAAAGTGAATGCTACGTTATCCCCATATCTCCAGCAGTAAGATTCCAATCGGCTGCTATGATCGAAGCTTGCAAGTACATGATACCTAAAGGTTCTTCTGGTAAAGCTATAAGAAAGCAAATTGAGTCTCTAGGTAAACATCTAGAGCAGGCTGCAATAGATGAAGAGAATGAAGAGGTTTCTAATGAAACTGAATCCAGTTTCCCTCCTTTGAAACTCATGACATGAGTATCAAATTTATGTTCAAATAAATATATCTCTTGTAAAAGAGAAATAAAATAAAATAAAATAAAAATAAATAAAAACAAAAAACAAAAAAACAAAAAACAAAATAAAAATAAAAATAAATAAATATATATATATATATATATAATAATATATATATATTTAAAAGTGTGTATGTTTAGTAAATAAGGTCTTCGGACCAGTTTTGGTTAAACCAAAATTGGGTCTTTCGACCTCTTTTTTGGTTTGTTGTTTTGTAATTTTTATGTGTTTTATTTATTATTTGCTACTTGTGAATATAATCAAGTCATAACAGAATCAAAAGGGCTTTTCTTAGGTTTTAGGTTTCTTCTGTACAGGGTGTCTTCTGTTATTTGGTTTTTAAGATTGCCTAAAATATCTTCTGGGTCTTCAGGATCCTCTTCATCCATGTCCTTTAAATCAGATTTTACAGATTTTTTGTAATGTTCTTGTTTATAGTATTCTCGGCAAATCTCAAACAGTTTTGATAGACAAATGGCGGCAAAAACGCAACAAGCAAGGACAAGGAGAACTCTTACAATTTCAAAGAAGTCACCGAAAAATGATGCAATCCAATTAAAAGGACTTTTTAAATAATCCCACAGAGATTTGAAAGAAGTGTCATTGTCATAATCCACTTCTTCATTGAAAGCATCGTCATTGTGATCGATTATTGTTTCAGGGTCAATAATTTCTACATTCCTGGTCTCAAATTCCAAAGACAGATCGCTGTCTCCAGAAGGTTCCAGAATCATCTTTGTCAAAGAAGGGTTTTTTAGGCAGAACATATTAACCTTTATGATGTTGCTTCCTTTCTTCATAGCTATATACTCTGGCTCGGATGTGCAATGCTCCCAGTTTATGTTTCCTGCAAAGATACTATCAGATGTCATTTCTAGAGTGCACTTTATCCCAGAGCCACAACTTAAGCAACCTTTGCACTCAGAATTAATTAAACTGACTTTAGGCTTTTTGGCTGGCTGTTTAAATAGTTCTGAAGGCAAGTCTACTATTAAATTGATCTTCCCTACCTTGAAATCCTTTTTTACAAACAGCTTTTCATCTGAAATCTCGCTTGCATAATGGTTAGAGATTGGTTCAAGGCCGATATATTGGTGGTAGGTGTCATAGCCACATTTCTTTATATCTACGTGTTTACTGCCTATGACAGCACAACTCCAAGTAAAGTCATTGAGATCTAGATTTGCTTTGCCAAACAACAGTTTGCCTGTCTTGTCCAATTGTGGATGGCCAAATGCTGTGGAAGAATCTTTCAAATTGGCTATGTTACCCTTCATGATTAAACCGTTAGGATCAATTGCAATTCTAGAGCCTGAACCTAAGTCATCATTGTGCAGATCTGCATCCAATGAAATCTGATAATATGAATTCTGATAAGGGATTTCGTCGGTTATGGTTTGACATGTAGCACCTGCAAATCCTTTAAAGCACACTTTCACTGTCACATGAGAAGATAAAACCTGATTTATAGAGTACATTTTCGATAAATCATAGACATTTCTACAATACCCACATGTAGAACCTTCTCCTATGGCTAAGCATCCTAATTCCTCGCAACCCCAGTTAGATGTTGGTGAAATACAGTAATCCTGATAACCAGATAATGGATGCTCTTTTCGGCATGTTTCACAATTGCCTGTGCATGTGGTGTAAACATGTGTATGAGTTGAAGATATAGGAGCTGTATGATACAGTGGTTTGATTGTGTATGTGACTCCTGCTTCTTTGACATATACAACCAGCTCTTGAGGGGGGTGCCATTTTAGCATCTTCATTGAATAGACGTAACCAGAGGATTGTATGGCATCAAATGACATCAAATATCTGTATTTGCCATCAACCACAGAACTATATACGAATGATTGTCTAGGCAATATTCCTTCAGGTATGTCATCGTCAATCTGGACCACTTTGTCTGAAGGAGGATCGCCTAGAGTTGATAGAGCCTCCAAAGAATCTATGTATCCGTCTTGCATCCTAAGAGTAGAGTATATCTGATTCATGGAAAGTGATTGAGAAAAAATTCCGGTGGAAAAAGTCCTTTTGCTTAACTTGGCTGTTTTCAAGCTTCTGAGCTTTTTACATCCAAGCCTGCACACGATCAAGTTTTCAACATCGCCTTCAGCAACATCGCATGTGTCATCCATACAGGTATTTGGCATGGAAACAGCATATCTAGTTCCGTTGATGTAAGCTTCTTCACTAATGAGTTCTTTGCCAATGACACAGTTGCATTTTAAATCCTTTCTGCTGATGCATGTTTCTTCATTCTTCCAAAGGAATTTGCTGCATCCAATTTGTGCTCTGCAATAATTGACGCATAAAGCTTGCTCATTGGACATTGCCATTGTCTTAGGTATTTGAGAAAAGATCAAAAAACCTAAAAGGATTTTTGTAATGAGAAGCAGCGTTTCAGAACTTATCTTAGTGTTGATTATTGTTTGGAACGTTTGGAATCTGGATGATTTGATTACCGGTGGCTTTTCCTGTTCTGAGTTCAATGAAACAATTTCATCTGGTGTTATTGCTTCCCTTTTTTCAGCTTTCACCTCTTTCATCTTAAAGATTTTCCCTGTAAGGATCTGGCATGTTTCTGCATGCTCCTTTTTTGCTTTTGATAGGTTGCAAACACACTTTTCATAGCATTTATGAGTAATTAAAGAGAAGTTCCCGCAGCATGAGCACTTTAGAGGAAAATATTGCCAAATCCAGTTCAATGCATACAATAAAGGATACAATACAATGCCCAGAATATCATACCACAAAAACATTGATTCTTTAGTTTTGTTAAGGAACCAAGAAACAGGGAAAAACAAGATAATGGAAACTATCAAGTACCTCAACAAATTAAAATGAACACAAGCAGACTGCTGATATCTTTTACCTTTATATTTCACTAGACAGTTTCTCTTGTTGATGTCAATTTTTGGTATTTCGGAGACTCTGTCTCCACACAAAAGAACATGAGTACCATCTAAACTGTCTTCTGACAATTCAATGGTCTTTTCGCTGCTGAATTTCATCAAATTAACTTCTTCAGATCCGATCTTTTTACAGCATAAACATTTCTTTGCTGTACTGGACAATGTTATGTAAAAAGGGTTTGCCAGGCTCACTTTGGTAATGTTGCAACCTCCTGTTAATCTGACATTATAAATGTTTCCCAACCCCAGTTGAACACTTCCATGATCTTGCACTGGATAAGAACTAGGGTCAGCTGAATTCAGAATGAAGTACTTTGATCCCACAGAAAGGACTCTTTTGTTCAACATGGTGGTTATTGGTAGCACGTCAGCAGAAAGAAATTCTTGCATGGCATCAGGGTTGCATGATTTGTAATCTTGAGATTCACTTGACAAGCAAGAAACAGTAGTCTCATTGTCAGAGATTTGGTAGTAAAAGTTAAAGCTTGTTTTGCCCACAATTTTGCAGTTGTTTGAGTTTATTCTCTTGCAAGTTAACTGCTCAGAAGATGGAGGGCTAGACGAAGATGGTTCTGTTCTTTTACCTCTGTTAGGTATCATTTGATCATCTATATCTGGCTTATCCAGCAGAGGTCCACTCTTGAACTTTCCATCAACTCCTAACAAGGTTGCACTTTCCACAGCATCTTTAGATAAGTCTTCAAATGAAATTTCCTGAGACAACTCATGGTCACCTCTAGTGTGTGCATTGATGGAGAAATCCAGAAAAACCAGATTCAAACAGAATAAACAAATTATCACAAAGACCTCTCGAAAACCCATGCTCAATAATAGAAGGATTATGTATCTCTTATGTAAATCTTATTTATTTTCTACCAATTTATTCTTTTTGCGCCGATTGCTCT